TTGACGAGTCCATTGATGATGGGAACATAATGTTTGATAATGCGGCTCTTAAGCCCCCCATCTTTGAGGATATCATAAACAACATCATAGTGAATTTGTTGAGAGATAAAAGATTCAAGTTTTTTGGCGATATCATTCTTTTTATTTTCCGATTCATTCAGGCTATTTTCCAATATAGAAATATTGCTTGAGGCTTCTTTGTCTTTCTTATCTTTTTCAATTACTTTAATATTGGATTCTGCGTTTCCAATTATGTAATTCAAAGCATTTATGTCTTGAACTTTTGCTCTAGACAAAACCATGAGTTTTTCATATTCTTTCTTAGATGCTTCTAGTTCAATATTTTTCTTTTCCGCAACTTTAAGTGCCTCAGAACAATCTTTGGCTTTCTTGAGTTTTTCTTCTAGATGTTTTTATTTTTGATCTTTTGGAAGAACTTGCTAGCAACACTTACAGGTTGCATTTTTCTCTAGTGCTTTGATGTCATCCAGTAGCGTAGCATAAAGAGTTTCTGTCTTAACTAACATAGATGGAACATCTTTTAGAGATTCAATCTTTTTGTTAATCTTTGTTATTTGATCTCCAAGCTTTTTATGATCGTCAAGTTCAGTCTTAACTAGAACTCTATTTTGATTTATTTGGTCTTGGTATTCTTTAATGCGATTTATAAGAACATTAATATCATCTGCATTGCTAGTTTTTACTTGATCAATAAATTCTTTTTGAGACTTGATCTTTTCATGAGCAATCTTGACTAAACTTTCATGTTCACCGATAGACATCTTCAAAGAACTAAGTTGTCCCTTTACGTGCTGGTTCATGTCTGCCAAGATATCAAGATCCAAAAGACCTTCAATGATCTTACGCCGCTCTGAAGGAGTCAACTGCATGAATGGTATAAAGTTTGACTTACCAAGTATGACAACCTGCTTAAAGGCTGCATAATCAAATCCAAGAATATGCTCTTCAAACATTTCTTGGTAATCTTTTGACTTGGCATTCTGATCAATCATATTCCCATCTTTGATAATTTCAAAGATCTTTGGAGATAGGCCACGGCGAACCAAATAATGAGATCCTGCCTTGTTGAACTCTATCTCAACTAGGCAATTCTTGCCATTAACGGTGTTTACAAGCTGCGGTATATTAATGGGTCGGAAGGGCTTTCCAAACAATCCAAAGCACAGAGAGTCTAATAGCGCAAAAGACTTGCCATGTCCGTTGGTACCTGTGACTAGCGTGGTCTTATGGTTATCTAGTTTAATCTCTGAAAAATTTGTGCCAAACGATCCAAAATTTTTAAACCGAACTTTTAAAAATTCAATCACTCTTCATCCTTTGATAGTGCATTATTATACGCTTCATCTATGATACGTGCAAGAAACTTCTTGTCAATAGACTTTTCCTGAATAGTTTCAAGTTCTTCATGCAGTAGTTGCAAAGTATCCTTATGAACATCTACAGCAACTAGTTCAGGATTTGCAGAGACCTCTTCAGTCACTGCCAGTTCTGCCACGCCTGCTTCATAGAATTTATCCATGTATTTTTCAAAACTCGCAGCCTTCGTGCGCTTCTTGATAAAAATCTTGACATAGCAGTCTTTGAATTTTGAGTAGTCAAGTTTTTCTGGTTCGTCTTCATTATAATCAAACGTATAGAATAACTTTTTGTTATTTTCGACAAATACCAGTTCTCTAGCCAAAAAGTCAAATGTGTGGAATCCTTTTGGTTCCCATACATCTGAGAAAGCCATCTGGTATTGCGTCCCCAGATAATGAATATTGTCACGAGTGGACTTAATATGATAATGCCCAGTAAGAACGTATTCAAACTTGTCGAAGTGTTTGGGGTCATATCCTTGCTCTATAAAGATACCACGAATACTCTGAAATCCAAATAATTCCAGATGTCCCATAAGAAGAGAGCATGTGGTATTGGTGATAAACTTTGCTGCCTGTCCTTCATTTTCTGGATTGATCCACGGTAGAAGAGCCACGCAACCTGCTGAGGTTTGAATCTCAGTAGGTTCAGAATAAATTTCCCAGTTTTGATATGGGGCAACCAACTCATGCAATGAATTTACATTGTTATTATTGCGATAATAAGTATCATGGTTACCACATATGGCAATGCATTTTATTCCCATGTCTCTAAGAGGTTCGAAGAATCGTGTGCGTACTTGATGCAATGTCTTGAAGTTTATATACTTTCTACGATCAAAAACATCTCCCAAATGGAAGATGGTCTTGATGTTATTTTCCTTGAGATAAGGAAACAACTGTTCTTCAAAGAACGATAGAAAATATTCAAGTACAATAGGAGAATCGGCTTTATAGCCGAAATGAGTATCGTTAAGAATTACTGCTTTCATATGTCTAATACGTCTTTTTTGCTTTTTCTTTTCTTTTTGACTTTAACTTGTTTAGGGGGATTTAACATATCATCAAAACGTTTCATGTCAAGATCAGTCAAACCAAAGAAGTCTCTTCGTCCTATATCAATACCAGCATAGGTTTCATTAAACCAATTATGAAAATCTTTATCATTCTGCTGTTCTGCATATTTGTACTGAGTGTACTTTTCTTTCTTTTCTTTGTTTATAATACGCACAAAAGAAAACCAACAAATCTGTGTTAGGTAGCCAAATGGGCTAGTAGATTTGCTGGGATCGAAGTTATCAATATAAGTTATGCAATTTAATACTGCATCTGATACCATTTCTTCTCTATATGGATAATTTGCAAAATTTGGTCTATATGATAAACGCGATGCTATTTTTAAAACACATTCACCTATAAAATCAGGTAACTTTGGTTTTTTTCTTCCAGCATTTTCTGCATCATCACGCTTTTTACGATACTCTACTAAAGCATCATATAGTTCTTGATTACTTACGTAATCTGCATCTGATGCTTTCTTTTTCTTTGATGGGTTTTTCACTATATTAGTATAACTTAAAAAACAAGTAAATCAATGTTTATTTTTTATATTTATTTTAAATAGACTTGTTTAAATTGATCCATAACAGTTTTTGGGTCAAAACAACGATACATATTCCAATCTTTATTGTTTATATCATTTTTGGAAATATGTAACAAAATATCTGTTATCTCATTTTTATCATTATAATAGATACCATTGTTTCCAAGAATATCAATATGACTTCTTTCACGAGATCCAAACCATGTAACAATTGGTTTATTTTTTATTGAAAATTCTCCACATGCCATACCAAAAGATTCTCCAACTTCTCGTGCGTGAAGCATTGCATCACAGCTATTAATAAAAGAAACTTTATATTCTGAATCTGGTGAATTTTGAATATATATTACACGTTCATGATCAATAAATTTTTCTGTACATTGAAAAATAAACCATATATCGGTTCTTTTTTGAAGTACTTCTTTAATTGCTTCTTTTACAAACTGTATATTAAACGTCTCATAGCCACCATTTCTACCAAAAACAAAAGCATCTTTTGGAATTCCCAATTCAGATCTCATATTAGTATTATGTTCTGGTAAAGTTACAATATAAGGTACAAATGGTATTTTATAATCTACTATTTTAGATAACCATTCTGAACCCATGGCAAAAATATCTCCATGTATGTCATTCATATCACATATAGCAATAGCATTAATTAAATTTTTACTAACAGTTGATAATACTCCATCTGGTTTTCCACCTTTTTCCATAAAAAAATATTCACATTGATTTTTACTAAGAATATTATCAATTTGGTTTTGATTTGAATATGAAAAAACCATGTTATCAAAAGTATTTTTAAATTTATTAATTACTAAATTATTATTAGCTATATTATTACTATTATACATGATTATTGGTTCTATATCAAGATATTTTCTACCCCAATAAGCCCAATTATATAAAGCTAAAGTTGTACCAAACAAAGACATTGCGTTATCATGAAATGCTATTTTCATTTTAAATTTTTTCTTAAAAATAAAATATCTTGTTGAAAAACTTTTCCTTCGCTTATTTGATTTTCAATAATATCGTATGTTTCAAATCCATGATTAGATACAAATTTTATAATTTCTTTTTGAGACGCACATCCTTCATTATAGTTTCCTATATCAGTTTCTGCTAAAATCATTTTACATTCAGATAATGTTTTTGATGATCCTTTTAAAATGTCTAGTTCGCTTCCTTGTGTGTCAAGTTTTATAAAATCAAATGATATATTTTTAAATAAACTATTAGCTAATATAGAATCTATTGTATCAGTTTGTATTTCTTGAACCAATAAATTATCACCTTCATAGTGATGTGTATTTTCTTTATATAATGAATGACCTGTTCCAATTGGATCATTTTTCATTCTATAAAATTTTTTTGTTGTTTTAGAATCTGAAGGACAACAAATAATATAATCTATACCAAACAACTTTAGATGGGGTTCACAATCGATATTTGGTTCGATACATAAAATAAATATTTCTGGAAACAAAGATTTTATTTCTTTTGCAAATTGTCCTATGTTTGCTCCAATATCTAAAATATTTTTTATATTATATTTTTTAATTTGTTCATACAATATATGTTTATTATTCATTTTTATAAATTTACCTTTTAGTATATCCTAACCAATTTATATTATTCTTATCATAACCTTCACCCGTTCTTATTATACCATAATGGTAATTAAAACGTTCTATAGGTATTTTGAAATCATTAACAAATTTTCCATGATTTGTTTCTATATGCCAATGTGTGATTGAAGAATGATTTTGTTTAAGCCATTCATAATATAAACAACAAATATTTTCCATTGACTTTTTACTACCAATTAAAATTTGATCTTGTATGCCTCCATGATCACAAGTCCCATTTTCAGTAGAAAACCAAGGAATTAATACTATATCTTTAGATTCTTGAATTTTTGTTTTTAAATATTCTATTGGTAAAGGATCGGGTTGTTCGTTTTCTTCATACCAATCTCCATAAACATTGTTGGGAAAGTTTCCCAAAAAAGTATCTACTCTAGTTTTTATTACAATATCATAATTAGTATTAGTTTTATCAGAGTAATCTTTAAATAATTCATATACTCTTTTAGTTCCATATGCGATTGAAAAATTTGCTCCAATATAACTATTTTGTTTTGTAATTTCCCCAACAGGACTGCTCTCATAGTCTTCAATGACATGTGAAACAACGTTCATGTGTTTTTTTAAATCATCTATTGTATAAAGACTTGAAAGCACTCTTGTTTCTTTATTATCATTGTTCCAAGCTGTTCTATTTATTCCATTCCAAGTATGGCAAAAAACATCCGTAATATTTGAGTCATAGAATTCCGGATGTTTTCGTTTCCAATCGGGAATTGCTTTGTCCAAAGAACGAAGATGACCAGAAAATAATAATGCTATTTTTCCCATATTATTATGATTTTGTTGATAAGTTTCTGAAAATTTCTACATCATTTCTTACAAACGAATGATGAGATGAACCATATTGATCAGGAGAAAATGGATGATTCATGTTGAGAGGCATCATATTGCTGTCTAACCCGTGCAACTTAATGTTGTGACCAAATATAGAATGTCCGTCTATCGTTCCAGCAGTATTCACCAATACATCAAGGTTATTCAACATGGAGCAATATTTTTCCATATTTTCGCTATTGCCAACAGCAAACATGGGATTCTGAACTTTAAATCCATTTGAATTGTAAATATCAGGATTAAAATCAGATTCATATATTTTGGATGAATCCAATCCATCAAAATCTATTCTGGTATTTAGGGCAATATCAAATCGGGTGCATATCACCCAATCGTATTTATCTCCAGTTATCTGCTCATACCTAGTTCTAACAAGATCAGCCATATACACACTATGGTAATGGCAGTAATTTGAATAAACAGAGGACGGAGGAACAGTAAGATATTGATGTCCGTGATTATACTTTTGTGCAATTTCCTTGCTCAACGGAGGTTCTATCATGTATGAGACTGGTGAATACAATCCCACTATCTTTTTGTTGATACCGTCAATTGCATCAGAATAATCCCATGTATGAAAAAACACATCAACAAGAATGTCATCTCGTTTTATGAGATTCTTGTTTTGATATTCTATTGCAGCATCTAATCCCCTTGGTTGTCCATGTAAACACAGTGCTATTTTTTTCATATATGTGTCTTGTTTAGATTACTATCAAAGAACTATTGTTGGCAATCAGCGAGTCAACAATTTCATCTTTATATTGTGCTACTCTGACTATCACTATTGGTGACTCATCGTTGGAAATAACAGAAGGATTATAGACTTTGATATTTGTTCCGTAGAGAAATTTTCCAACTTTATTTGGATCGTTGTCTAATATTCCTTTGATGCAATTCGTATTCAAGCCACAGGCTATCAGTATTTGTGTAAAAATGTGTGCACCAAAGCAATATATTTGTTTGTCTGTAGTGGCATAGTTTATTTGTGCAACATCTTTAAGAACAGTCTTTATGTAATTCTCGTACACGGTTCTCGCGTGTGATGTATTGGAAGGAATATTCGCAGTCTTGTCTGACTTGGATAGAGTGTAGAATGAATTGTATTTTGAAAAGTCTTTACGATGAGTCACTTCAAATCCAGAAACTTCAGCCAAAAAATTGATGTATTCGTGACTAATGTAGTATGTATGTTCAAAGTTCATTGCATTTAAAAATCCATCTAGAAGTTGTTCTTCTATGTTCGGAACAGAAATCACAACAACTCCATCGTCATTGAGCATTTTGCGAATTCTGCTAAGGACTTCAACTGGACGATAAAAATGTTCTAGTGTATGCGACAAAACCACCGCATCATACGTTTGATCACTATTGATGTTTTCAATATAGTCTCTTACAATTTTTACTTTATCGGGGTTCTCCACTTGGTAGAATCCCGCAGACAAATCACAAACAGTATAAGAAACTATTGATGGGGATTTGCAAACAAGGTTTGCTAGTTTCATGTTTGCCCCACCCACATCAAGTATATTTTTTGCACCAGATGAAACCAAGTAATCAGAAAGACATTGGTTGTGAGTTTCCCATGTCTTTCCTATGGCAGGGTTGTGTGGACGAATATATAAAATAGATGGGTCAATCAATTTTTTCAATTGAACACATCCACACTTCTGACAAGCGCAGAACTCCATGTCCTGTGTTAACTCCTTCTCGTTCTTGTCCGTAACACCCATATATACGGGAAAATTTTTAAAAACTTGTACAAACAACAGATTATCTCCGCACAATATACAGTTGTTTCGTTCTATTATATTTGTATTCATGGGATCATAAAGTTTTCGTGCATTTTGCTTCCCAGAACATCCATCTGTTCAAAGAACTGCTTGCTCAATGAGATGTTTTTTTCCGTTGTTTCAGGGCAATAATCGGCACAGAAATCATCTGACCGATTGTAAAGATCGTTCCAATATGTGGGAAATTCTTCCCAGCAATTTTCTGATTCAATTAAATCCCACACACGAGTTCCGATAGTCGGAACAGTTCGATAGTGAACTGCATCTTTAAGACCACGAATAGTTCTCATGCTTCCTGTAATTATTGCCTGATGTTTTTTGAAATTCTGTTCGCACAGGTACTTCAGGTGAGCGTTTGCATCAATTCCAACTTCTTCCATTCTTCCGGGTATGATGCTAGCATAAGAAACATTCTCGTAACTCAAAGCCTTTATTATTGTTCCACTGTCAGCGACCCCCGTGACATTCAAATAAAGATTCTTGAACGCACCAAACATTTCTGTGTTCCAAAAGATCGGATGATTTGTCTGCCGCAGAATATAACTGAAATGAGGAATCTTCAGAGCAATCTTGCTCTTCCCTGTATCAAACTTAGAAATCATGGATGCCCACATAAGGATGTTGGCAGGATTCATACATGAATTGGGAACCTGAACATAGATTAGGGAGCCACCTCCACAAATCTCGTCCATAGTATCACTCATGGTCTTTACGAGTTTACGTAGATCATCAACCGTGTGACAATTTACCTTTGCCAAAGCATTAGGATTTGTGGTTATACCCAAACATGATTTGGAATTAGTATGCTTGCTCAACTTACCCCAAATCCGCTTGATGATTTCAGTGTCTGCGGTATCAAAGAAAAAAGATGGCTGTGTCATTGTGCTGTCGCTCATAATTAAGGATTCTCCGGTGTTCTCTCGCCTTTTGCGAGTCTGTCTTTAATTGCTTGTATTGAACTTTCCCAATCTGTGTGACAATGAACGGCATCGTCTATAAAAAGATCTGCGTGAGGTTTGCTCCACCAAATTTCATCATATGGTATTTGATGTTTTTCTAACCAATCAAAAAGAATTTTTCCTTGTTTACCAAAAACTTTTCCTTGATTTCCTTCACAGGTTTTCATATGTCTACCAGTATGTAGAATGATGGTATGACCACTATCCTTCAACCATTTTATTGTTTCTACTGCATCTGGAAATGGCTGCACATCAGCATATGTCATGCTTCCGCGTTTACGCTCACATACAGTATTATCAAGATCAAAAGCAAAAATCATGGTATACATCCTTGAATCATAAAGGTATTTACATCCTCAGGTGTGCCAAGAGGCGTAACAGAATTAACCATGTGAATATGAACTGGTTGCCCTATCTTTGCATGGTGTGTGGGAATCATGCTCATATAATATTCTTGCTTATCTTTTGTACCAACAGGAGCAATATTGTGTATTATAAAGTTTGCATAGTTTTTAAATTGATCTACTCTAGAAAAGTAAAAAACCCCGATCAGAGCAGGATAATTAACCCATAAGTCTTCCTTTTCACGAATTTCAACAGCCATACCGTTTTTTACTCTAGCATTAGACCACTTATTTGGAACAATCTTATTCCGATCATCAAAGCAACAAATAGCCATAGTGGTCAAATCATTTGGAAGAGATTTAAAAAACGAATCCATTCCCGAATGATCATACTTATTGTCTGAATCCAAGAATAAAATAGGCTGATTAAGCATATTAATCTTATCACAAACAATCTTAGCTGTGTCTAAATTTCCCCGTGTTACAGAATCAAAAGGTATAATTGTAATATTGTTTCCGTATACAGACTTTAAAAATTCACCAAGACCGTCTTCCAAATGATCGGATAGCACAGCAAAACATAGATTTATATTTGGATCTTGATCCATTCCATTGTGCTTGATAAACGGACATGATTCAGTAGTCCATTGCAATATAGTTTTTCCATTAACCATTATCATTGGTTTTGGAACACAATATCCCTTTTCAGTGAATCGATTTCCTTTACCTGCCATCAATACAACAATATTCAACATAATTCTTTCACTGCCTCATTTAAATTTTTAATTCCTGTTAGATACATAATCATTTGACGTTTTTTGCTGTCGTAATGTCGGGCACACATACTCACAAATATTAGCCCTTCAACTAGACGGATCAGATCAATATTCTTGTCGCTGAATGCAGACATATATGCACTAAGAGCATAGTCTTTGTTCTTGTTACATAATATTTGTGCGTTGTATACACCATTCGACTCTTTTTCTACCACAAAGCAATCGTTGATAATAAATTCATATCCACCTTCAACTGAATGCAACAATTTTGCATAATCATAAATGCGATCCCCATAAACACCTCGGGCACCAAAAGAGCCACGCATATCTATGAATCTTGCTCCAACTTCAGGGTGATAGAGTATGTTGCTGAAACACATATCACCATGAATCATTGTTCGCTCATATGACATGAGATGTTTTTCAATGAGTGACTTCACGGTATCCCATATAGTTTCAAAATTGTCATACTCTTTTCCGTTGATCACCAACTTATCAGAAGAAAACAATTCTGTATCGTAAAAGGATTTCTTCAGATTGAGGTATTCTGTATATGTTTTTGTTATATACATTGAAACGGCGTGAATGACAGAATCTTCACTTGGTTGAACATGATGGGACATCAGTTGAATTGATTCCTTTAGATTCTTAAAAGCTGCAATCCAATCGAAACGATCATTTGATATAATGTACTGCCCAAGATTTTTGTATGGGTAATACTCTAAAATCAAGTAATGTTTTTCGTTTTCTTGATAGTAGTCCGTCTTTCTAGGAAATAGATGGACTACATCCGAAGGGATGGATTCATAATAAAATACCTCATCACGCAGTCTATCAGAAGAACTACTTTTTCTAACAAGACCGAAGGGGAGAAGTTCTATTGTGTTATACGCTCGTGTGTTGAACTGTTGTTCCATATTTATGCTCAATAATTTCATCAATAGAGATCATATTCAATTCAAATCTCTTGGCAAGTTCTTCTAGTTGAGGAAGTCTGGCCATCGAACCATCATCATTCATAACTTCAATAATGATTGCAACTGGTTTCATTTCTGCTAGCAAACACAGTTCCACACTTGATTCTGTATGACCTTGACGTTCTTTAAGTAGACCAGGACGAGCACGAAGAGGAAAAAGATGACCGGGTTGAGCAAAATCAGTAGGAATACTGGTTTCGCTTACAAATTTTTGAATCGTAATAAGACGATCATTTATACTAACTCCCGTAGAGACTCCATCGGCTGCATCAATACTATTTGCAAATGGCGTAACAAATTTATCTAATTTGTTACTTTGCATCATTGGAATCGATAGACGATCTAATCTATCAGCGATACAAGGAATACACATTATTCCTCTAGCATATCTAGCCATAAATGCTAATGATTCAGCTGTAGCCATTTCTGCTGCAATCATTATATCACCTTCATTTTCACGATCATAGCTATCAACTATAATAACTGGTTTGCCTGATTTAATATCATTTAAAATTAAATTTATTTGGTTTTTTGTATTATTCATGTGGTTCTATTTTTTTTAATAAAGTTTCAATCTTTCTTGCGCGTATGTGCTATTATTTGCTCAGTTTTTCTTATTTCTTCGCTGCCCCATTCAGTTATGTCTTCCATTGTATCGACCTTATTTATCTTACAAACTAGACTCAATATGGACTGATCATGCCTATGCTCTTTAAAGCTGTCATAGTTTTTGGCCTTGCTAGGAGATATTGACTCATCTGCTATCATGTGAAAATCAGATAAAACATCAGACCATTTTTCCACTAGCTGTATTGCAAAATCATTTTTTTTACAAAGAAAAAATGTTCCCATAATTTGTTTGGTGTCAGTATATTCAGGTGAATCACAATTTAATCGTATAAAACAATCTCTTTTGTTCCAATCTTTTTCTGTATGAGCAAGATTAAACACTAAAACTTTATTTTTTGTTTTTTCAAGGCGATCAAAAATTATAGACATGCTTCTTATAAAATGACAACCTGAGTCCGAATACATTAAGATATCATTATCGTCAATTTTTTTAAGAGCATCTAATATAATGTATGGCTTCCAAATCCAGTATCCAGCTCCTCTATTTTGGCTTAAGTGCTGCTTGTGTTTACTTTTAAAGCTTTCTGACAAGTCGTTAAATCCATAATTTATACATTTATCAAATCCGCCTATCTGTAAAGCAGTTTTAGTATTTTTTACTTGTGCATTAAAGTAGCCAGAGGCAGCATAGTTTATTAAATATTTATTCATATATTATTTTTTTTTAAAAAATATTATAAATTTTAGCATCAAATTCAAAAAATTTACAATTAAATATAGGTGCGTTCAACATCTGATTATATTTATCTTTATTATTTAATATATTATTTGCATACTCTGCGCATTCTTCAAAAGATTTAAAATCATTTGCATTTATAAAACCTTCAGGATTAAAATCATATTTTACATCAGAATGTCCCCAGTATATTGCCAAATTACCTGCTGTTCTTGCATGCAACAATTTTTCAGTTACGTATCCAGATTGTATTCCATTTTCAAAACATATACTAGTTTTGTATTGTGATATTTTCTGATACTTGTCTTCTTCTCCGTCAGTATGTTTTGCAAAAGGTTTTCCATAGCATTCTACTTGCATATACTTTGATAAAGCATTTATCATTAAAAATCTTTCATGCTTTGGATTGCTAAAAACTGCACAACAGTCTTTTTCTTTTGTATTAATAAACCACTTACCAGTAAATTCAGATGGAGAAATTAAATAACTAGGGTTTCCATATGTTTTTATTCCAAACCAATCTATGTACATGTACCAAAGTGGAATTCTTATATTTTTTCCACCATAATCATCAAAATCAAAGGTAAAACTATAATCACATTGATTAAAATTTGGCCTTATATTTTCTCCAGTAAAAAATATTTTTTTAGTTTTGGATCTATTTATTGATGAATGTTCATTTCCAAAACACGTGTATATTGCAATATCAGCATCGTCTTTATTGACAATATATAAAGGTTCTTCTTTTAAGAATTTTTTAAAATAATGAACAAAAAAATTATTATTGTGATCAAAGTTTCCCCAAAAATCTACAAATGCTAATTTCATTTTTAACCCATTAACTCTTTTGTCCATCTGTTACATGAAATAGCAGACGTATAATCTGTACTTTGTAACGCCAATGGCGGCTGAAACCAATAATTATTAGCATTAATATTTTTCAATAATTGATTATAATAATGATCCGCTGGCTGGTTTATATTTTTTATCTCATTAATTGCTTTTAATGCAAATGATTTACTTAAACAAAATGCATGTGTGCACCGGGATCCTCTATTTGTCTTGTATACAAGTTTACCGGGCTGTGTAGGCTCATGAAGATGAAAACAGCTACCAACCCATGCTACATCCCAATCTGCCGGCAATTCGTTTTTATAGGTATTAAATTTTTCTACAAAATTATCAACTAATACTACATCATCTTCAAGAACTAAAACAGAATCATATCCATTTAGATACATATCTTCTATAATCCAGGCATGTTTCATTAATAATGATTTTTCTGCATCATTCATTGTATTTCCATTTGTTTTGTAAATATCAACTAATGGATACTTGATATGTATTTCTTCTTTATTCCAATTGTCTTTATCGAAAGATTCTACAAAAAAATAATCAGTAATATTATTTTTTTCTAAATCGTTTATAAGATTTCTTTTTCTATCAATTAATTTACTATAATGGCAAATATATGTTTTATTCACATTAATATTCATAAAGATTATTTTCTATTTAAAAGTAATTTTTGTTCATCTCTCCAATATAATTTATCTTGATATAACATATCTTTATTTGGATGAAGGAAATTGGCGTAATTTTTATAATCATAATCAATTACTTTTACACCAGTTTTATTTTTATTTGAGTTAATTTCAAAATCTGATTTAGAATAAATGTTATTATCGTTAAAGTATTCTCTTATAGAATCAGAGTATACAACTGGTCCAGTCAATTCTGTTACATCCATTATACTTCCACTCTGTATATTTGCAATACATTTATCTATACATATTTTTAGTAATGGATGATCTGGTGTAAATATTAAACACCATTGTACAAATTTATTATAGTTTGTCTCTCTGCTTATTACAGCACACGCTTCATTTTGAATTAACTCATCAAGTTTACCAATAATTGTAGAATCAACATCAATATATATTCCACCAGTTTTATAAAGAATAAGATAACGCCAAAGGTCTGCTTTGGCAGCACCTATTTTTAAAGAATCAAAACATTTTAAAATAGTTTCATCGTAATTTGTTTTAATAAAATTACGCATATCCACATCATCAAATAATTGATACTCATAGTCTTTATTAATTATCATCATATTATCAATACTTGACTGAATAGGAATAGGAAGTTCTTTTTTAAACCAAGTTTGATATATTATTTTTGGTATATTTTTAAACATAATTATTATTCTATACAATTTGTGTTTTTGTATTGCTGCACAAACCTAAATTAAAAAAGTTGTTTATTGGTAATGGAAATTTTTCTTGAGGGAGAATTTGAAGTTTTTTCCAATTTCATTTTAATCTCTTTATAATATTATCATACATTCCGTCTAATGTCAAATATGAAGAATATATTTTTTTTCCTGTTGTCAATAATTTTTTATATTGTTCATCATTTATATTTTTTAATATAATATCGATATTATGAAGATTATTTTCATCAATCAAAATTGAAAACTCATTCCAATTTAATTCATCTTGCCACGGTAAATATAATTTATCTGTTATAATAACAGGAACACAATTTAATTGAAATGCTTCATATAATCTAAAAGAATTTAATCCATATCCTCTAGGACAGAGTAAATATTTACTTTTAGATGCCAATTCTAAAAATAATTCAAATTCTGATTTATCTACTGATGGTGACCATTGTTTAATCCATATTTGATAATCATCTTTACCAAATAAAGTTTGGGCCAGTTTTATTCTAATTGGATGTGTTGTAGAACCAACAAAAGAAGCAGTATATTTTTTTTCTTCTTTTATAATCAGTTCTGTTGGCAATTGTGAACAAATTAATGGAATGGGTATAATATTTTTTCCAGAAACATTTCCACCTGCCGAAAAACATAACGTATCTGGTGGTAAAATATGCCTTGGTGCATCATCATGTTGTAAAACTGTAAAATATTTTTTATTTAAATCTAGTGAATTTAAAAATGATTGTATATCTTTATCTTTATTTTCACAATACAATGTTGTCCAACTTATTGCAATATAATCTCTATCCAATGACGGATTATTTTCTATAAATTTTTTATAGAAATAGTCTTCCATATAATCCCCACTATGATATGGTGGGTATACGGGATATGATGGAACAGGTCTTAAATCTTCACGAGTATAAATCACAGATACCAAACTCCAATATCTTTTAATCTATTTATCTTGTTTTCCATACCAACAATATAATTGCAATGCAACATTATGGCAGTATCAATACTTGTACCTTTTGCATCAAAAAAATAACCACCATTTGGAAAATAATTTAAATTAAAAAAATCAACTTGTTTTTTCAATCCATTATTTTCAAGATAATTGTTGCACACTAATTGATCATCTTCAGTATTCTGTGACCCAAGATCATCAATTATTTTTTTAGATAAATCACACTCTGGAAAATACATCAATCCTGTGCAAGCACATTTTACAGGATAATCTATTTGAAATGTTGTATTTTTTATTTGTTCTAAAAACGTATTTGGATTTTTTAAAAATACTATATCAGTGTCCAACCACATTAATGATTTATTATTTTCATAATATTTTTTAATAAGTGTCCATTTGTTTTTTACTAATGCTCTGAATTTTGATTGTTCGTCCCATGTCCAATTATGGTATGTTTGTTCGGGCACATCTTCAAATAATTCAGTCGCAATACCTTGTTCAGTGTAATAATCATATATTGGTCTATCAAATGCGACAATAATAAATTGTGATTTGCTAATACCTACTTTTTCTGCAGACAATAACATATTGTCACAAATATTTTTACAACCACTGTTTAAATATGTCAAATATTTCATTTTGATATAAAAAATTCTTTCATTCTTCGGTCAAAAACTTTTTTATCTTTATCATACATTTCGGTATTTTCATTTCTAGCATGCAATGTATCCCATGGTTCAGGAGTCCATGCATGTTGAATAATACAAACAGGCGATGTAGCTAGTTTTTTCATAGACATTAATACCAAAGATTGTTCTGTATCAGAATACACAGAAGTATATTCTGGACTGTAAATATATCCAAAATGTTTGTATAGTGGCCAACCCATGACACACAATGTCATTAAATCATCATCTCTCAAACCATCATGAAATTTAATAGCTCCATTAAAATCTGGGAAGGTTTGTTTAAACCCTTCAAATATGATATCATCATATCCTTTAATTTGTGGAATCATATCATCAGATGCTAAAAGCAATACATCCGCGTTTTCATCATCTAAATCTGCATTTACAGCTTGTATTTTTGATTTAGAATGACCATAAACATATTTAATTTTGATTGGTAAAGAATTCAACCAATTTTTAATTTCATCATTGTTCATGGTGAGGTCGTCTTCATCCATAGTAACAACAAACTTTACATCATGCTTTCCTGAAAGGAAATCAATGTAAAGTTGAAATACTTTTTTAAATTTTTCTGGTCTATTTCTTGTTGGAAATTTAATTAATAATCTAGACATAATACCTCACAATTAATATAATACATCATATTAAAGATGTCAAGTTATTTAGTTGACTTTTTTCTAAGGTACTTTATACTACATACCAAATGAATCTAGAAGACCTCAAGAATAATATTACTAAAGATTCCCAAATAGACTCTACAGAATTAGGTGTAGAGGCTCTTAAGATACCTCAAGTTCACGCTAAGTATCTTAATATGCTTACAGACTTTAAATTGCTTTTGACCAAACACCAGAATGAATATGCAATTCAACGATTGCGTAAGTGGAAAATCTTGACTGGTAAAGCATCCAAAGAAGAATTGGAAGCATGGGGAGAAGAACCATTTGACTTGGATCTACTCAAGACCGATGTAGAAAAGTTTATTGATGGTGATCCCAAGATTGTTGAATTAAAATCTAAGGTTGCTGTCAACGAGATTAAAGTCAAAATGGTTGAGGAATTTTTAAAGGCCATTAATAATAGAAACTTCAACATCAAGTCTGCCATTGACTGGCAAAAAATGATGAACGGCATAGTATAAATATTATGTGGATATTGAAGTTGAATCTGTAGATGAAGTTCGTTACTACATCAAAACAGAAAAAGGAATTAAGCAAGAACTACGAGATTATTTCTCGTTCATGGTACCCGGTGCCCAGTATATGCCTATGTTCAAACGGCGTATATGGGATGGAAAGATCCGGTTATATGATATACTTACATCAACTCTTCCACGTGGTTTAAAAACTTATCTTAATAAGTTTTCTATAGATCGTAATTATTCATTAAATATAAAAGAGAGTAGGAATCCTTTATGTATAAAGGAAACACAGCTTGCTCAATTTTACGATACCCTAGCGGTATCGGTAAAGAAAAAGCCCGTGCAGATGCATGCCCATCAGCAACAGGCTATTATGCATGCTTTGAACCATCACAGATGCGTATTGATTTCTCCTACTGGTTCGGGCAAAAGTTTGATAATTTACGTCTTGGTCCGGTTTCTTCAATCCGTATTATCATCAAATCGCAAAATTTTGATTCTCGTACCAACCGTTGGTCTCGTGAATCAGATGGATTCTGATTTTTTTGATTATTCTTCTCAAGATCCATCTTGGTCTTGCAAGAAATATCTTCATAAGATTTCAGCCGGGATGGATAAAGATACTAATAAGCAGATAGTAGTCTCTACATGGCAATCAATATATAAATTGCCCAGAGAATGGTTTGATCAATTTGATGCCATCTTCTTTGACGAGTGTCATCAAGCCAAAGCAGAATCAATCAATATGATTGGACAGAAGCTTGCAAAGGCTTGGTTTCGTATTGGCACAACAGGAACACTAGACCAAGCACAGGCACATCGATTGAGTATCGAAGGTATTCTTGGTCCCGCTATACAGTTCATTCAAACAAAAAACTTAATGAACAAGGGATTGCTCGCCACCATCGGAATCGACTGTATTCTGTTGCAGTATACTGACGAAGAAAAACAACTGCTCAAAAAACAAAAATACCCTGACGAATTGAAGTGGATTATAACTAATAATAAGAGGAACGAATTTGTCAAAGAACTTGCCCTCAAAACCAAAGGCAACACGCTCGTTCTCTTCAATTACGTCGAAGATCACGGGAAGCCTCTCGCCGCTCTCTTGGAGTCAGCAAAAAGCGGTAGATCAATATATTTTATCTCTGGAAAAACAGAAGCAGACACAAGAGAATATATTAGAAAAGTCGTTGATACGGAAAGAGATGCTATATTGGTTGCGAGTTATGGCACTACTAGCGCTGGTATCAACATTGTTAATATCGACAATATTATTTTTGCCTCGCCTACTAAGTCTATAATTAGATTACTGCAGAGCATTGGTCGTGGTCTTAGAGTTTCTGCAAAAAAGAAAACACTAAAAGTTTTTGATATTGTTGACGATCTTTGTTGGTTAAAACACAAGAATCATATATTCCGCCACTTTGAAGAACGTGTAAAGATATACAAAAAAGAAAAGTTTGATCATAAGATCTTTTCCATGTCTTTAAAGGACAGCATAAAAGATAAATAATAGAGAAGGGAGGACATACATATGTCCGAATCACTTCCCGAGAATTCTTTTGGCGGTGTATTGCGAGTTGTTAAGCTTACTTCAGGTGAAGAAATAATTGGTATGGTACATGAAGCATACCCCGATAGAATTTCAATTAAGTTACCTGCTCGTATTGAAACCTATGTAGTTCGTGATGAAAAAAGCGAACTAATAGAATACGTAAAACTTACAAATTATCTTTCAAACATACGTGGTTATGAAATTTCATTATCACGAAATGTAATAGTCTACATGGGTTCTCCAGCATTAGAATTAGAAAAAATGTATGAAGTATTCTTCATGACCATGCAGACTGATTCCAAGACAACAATTGCTCCAATGCCAGATGACATGAAATTTGGCCACGAAGCAGGACTTCAAATGTTGAACGATCTTTTTACAAATGAAGATTTTGTAAATTTTGTAAATGACATGATCGATAGTTTTGAGGCTGCTGAAATTTTAATAGAAGATGATGATATTGAGGAAATAGAAGAATCTGAAGCAGAATCGGCTATAATGGATACTCCACAAGAAGAGGCTCCAAGCCCACCCAAGCCAAAGAAACGCCGTACAATGAATCCTGAGATTAAAAAACTACCTTTTAATCCAGAAGGTGATCCAAAATCAGCCGAAAGCTGGTCGGATGATCCAAAAGATTATCTTTAAACAGCACCTGTAAGATCTCCCGGTGCATCAGGGTCTAAAGTATAATACGAAAATTTAAATTTGCAAGTTGCTTTTTGCAAAATAGCATCAGCACTATCTGATTGAAATATCACTCCACTTAAATTTGTTGGAACAATATATTTAAAAGTAACTGTTAAATTTGTACAAGTTGAGGTTGGATCGTATATCAGTAAATTTGCACTTCTGTGCCAATCTTGATATTTGATATTATTTTGGTCATCGTTTTCAATATTTGCCAAATTGCGCATCCACGAATATAAACTCTTCCAGTTTTCCAATCTTGAATCAACTATAAATTCTACATTTAAAGTTTCATAATTAAATTGCATAGTTGGAACTGGTACCGTTGTTCCAAAAATTGTAGGTTGGGCTGTGTCTGGTACTGTACATCCGGGAAGATTAACTCTCTGGCAATTCAATTCAAACTGCTTTGTACCTCTTCCAAAGACTAAGGTAAAATAACTATTGTAAAGTGGATTGATGTTTGAATTGCAGCTCATAAAATTATTTATCCCAAAACAGAAGTCCTCCCCATTTCTGGGGAGGACTTCGAAAGGTTTCCTACTTTTCTCAAGACCCCATCAATTAGATGGTGTTACCGTGGAGGTTGGTAACTCTGGTCAAGCGATAGTATTGGTTGAGACCGGCAGTCAAGGTATCAGCGTCTGGGACGTTGCTGCTATTGAGAACATATGGGTTAGCAACTACACCATAACGGGTCTTGAAGGCAATACGAGGTTGGAAAGTATTTGGATCAACTGCACGTACCATTTGTAGCGGAACGTATGGGCAGTAGAACAATCCAGCATCATATGGCGATTCACCCTTATAACCAGCAACGAAGAAGTTATAACCGAGTGGGCTATATGGATCAATGTAAACCTTGATCTTACCACTTAGAACACCAGCAAAGGTGCTTTGAGTATCATCAGCATTGATTTGTGGTGAGATAGCAGGGCTTAGGCTCATGAATCCAGACATGGCGAGGGCGGCTGCGGTATCGCTATCGCAGATGATAAAGTTGCCCTTACCACGGCGGGTTTCCTTGGCGATTGCATTGCACTCGCGTTCAATTTGGAAGCTGAGTCCACGGAAACGTTCGGCAGACCAACGGCCATCTGAGTCATCATCAAGATCATAGGTTCCTTTGCCTGTGAGATCGTTTTGTTGTGAACCACTCTTAGCAACGTAGTAAATGGTCTTGACGATTTCACGGTTGATTTCGGCAAGAATTTCGGTGCTGAGTAGGTTAGCCAACTCTGCTTCGGCATCTAGACCGTGAACAGCCTTGAGATCTTGGGC